TTAAAGATGGCAAGCCGGTTATGAGTAAGAACGTATCTATCGACGTTAAGTATACCGATTAGGCGGTGGGTGCTATGGACGAAAACCTTCATGTAAGCGACGACAATACTTTAGGCAATACCCCTGAAGAAGAGCGGGCGGTTAGGATTTGTTATGATTGGTTCGAGAAAGACCGCGAGGCCAAGCAGTTTTATATGGACGAAATGGAGGAAATGTGGAAGCTGTATAAGGGCGACCATTGGGATTTGATTGGCGCTGATGGTAATGCCCTTCGTACCGACACACAGAAGAAGTCCCGGCCTAATTCGGTAGAAAATGTGACATTTTCCTTAGTAGAGGGTTTTGTAGCTGAGTTTAGCCAGGATGTGGATATTATTGATATACCAGTAGAGCAGGGCGACGAAGAAGCCGCCAATATAATGACTGACGTTAAGAAGTTTATCCAGTACAAAAACCGTATAAGCCGGGAGCGGATTAACTGGCTGCGCAATTTCTTTCTTTACGGCACCGGTATATGGCACGCATTTTGGGACCCTACCTGGCGTGGCGGCAGAGGTCCTAACCGTTGGGAAGGAGAAATCCGCTGGCAATCGGTTCACCCACAGGCCATATTCCCGGACTGCCGTTGCAAAACCGACATCAACGAAGGCAACCGTATTCATAAAGCGAGGTATGTGACGTTAGAATACATCCGTGAGCATTACCCGGAACGGGGCGGCCAGGTAAGGGAAGATGTTGTCAATGCCGATATGCTGATAGGCGAGTACGACGAAGAAACAGCATCAGGCAGCAACGAAGAACAGGCTTTGCTAGTAGAAACCTGGTACATTGGCGAGCCGATGATTTTAGGTATAGACGAAAACGGGCAGAAGGAAGAAAACCGGGGCAAGGGTTTGCATATTGTTTGGTGGGCTGCTGATAGTAATTTTGTCTATCTTAAACACGCTAATTATGTATACTTTGAGCCGGACGAAGATATAAAGTTCCCATTTATTTTTAGTCAGTGTTATAACAGGGAGAACAGCGTTTGGGGCTTTGGCGAAGCGTATTTCCTGAAGTCTCCACAGATTGCCGTCAATAAGACTTCAGAGTTAATTATTGAGGGCCATATGCACCATGCCTTAGGACAAACATGGTATGAAGAAACGGCTATAACTCCGAAACAAAAGAAAATCATTGAAAAATATGGTACTTTGCCTGGGATGTGGTTCCCGGTGCAAGATGCAAATAAAATTAAACGCGAGTATGGGCACGGCGTTCCTGCTTCCTTACAATCTGAAATGGCCCGGTTACAGAAAGTCATGGAAACGATAGTAGGGCGGTTTGATATTAGCCAGGGCCGTACACCCAGCAATGTAACCGCTTTCCGAGCTTTAGACCTGTTAGCAGCCAGGGCGCAGGTTAGAATGCGATCCAAAGAAATGGCGATGACTACAGCCTATGAGGATGTTGGCAACTATATCAACAACCTTATCGTCAAGCATTATACTGAGCGCCGGGTATATCGTATTTTAGGCGAGCAAGATTCTGATGAACCTAAATACGGAATGTTTGACTTAGCCAGTATGCAGAAGGTTTTTATATACGATACCGGGCAAGTAATGCCGGCAACCGAGTTTATACCGATGGAGGGCATGGTAGAGGGAGAAAACTTCGAGATATATTCGCCAGAGTTTGACGTTATTTGTAAGGTTAGCACTACCCTGCCAACAGACAGGTTATTCTATATGGAAATGGCCAAAGAACTGTATGCTGGTCAGGTAATTGACGGCGAGGTGTTCTGGTATGTAATGCAAAATGGCAAATTCCCACCATTCGAGGAGATGATGCAAAAAGAGCAGGAGAAAAAGATGATAGCGCAGATGCAGGCAGGGATGATGCCGGGAGTTCCTAACGTACCGCCGGAAGCAATACCGCCTGTAACGCCGCCTGTAGCGCCGCCGGAAATGTCCGCAACAATACCGCCTGACACCCAGGTGACGCCGCAGGATATGTTGCAAGACCCGCAGGTACAGGCTATGCTGGAGGTATTGCAGAAACGGCCTGACCTGGCAGAAAAGTTAGCCGCTATACCTGCTGAAGAACGCAGGCAGAGAATAGCGCAGATTATGGAAGCAGGAATTGGAAGTATTGCCTAACAGCGAGGTTAAACGCTGGTTTTTTATTTTCAGGTCCAAAACGTACTGACGACGTTAAAAGCTGTACGGAATTAATAGCCTGACGGGGCTTTAAACACGGTGGAGGACGATATGAGTAGAAAGTTATACGATAGCCTGCTTGACGAATTTAAACTTCAGCTATTTGCTGAACCCGAGGGAACAGAAGATGATGATCCCGAGGATGTAGACGATGAACTCGAACAAGACGATGATGATCTGGATATAGAGGCTTTAGTAAGCGGCGAAGAAGAAACCGAAGAAGACGACGGAGCGGAATCCGAGGAAGAAGCAGAACAAGAGCCGGATGAATACGCTTCTACGGCTGAAGCAAAGACTTTTACCGAGGAAGACGTTAACCGTATAATTCAGGAGCGTCTTGCAAGGGATCGTAAAAGTCAAGCAGTACGCGAGCTGGAACAGATTACCGGCATGGGGATTGACGATATTATTGCTTACACGCGTAATAATAAAATCGAAGCCCGTGCTGAAGAACTGGGCATCTCAACTGACGAAGCCAGGGCAATGCTGGAGAAAGAAGAGCGCCTAGCAAAAATTGAGCAGGAATTAGCAGAAGAACGACGGCAGCGCGAGTTTATTACTAAAACCATTGCCTATAATCAGGCAAAAGCTAAATATGCCAATAACCCGTTAATCAAAAAGTACGAGAAAGAAATCGACGCCTTTTCCGGCAATGGCATGATAGCAGACTTTGAAGTTGCTATGAATTACATCCTGGGGCAGAAAGTGATAGACGGTGAAATATTGAATGATATTAAAGCGGCTGCTGAACAAAAAACTCTAGCTAATGTAGCTAAACGTAGCAAGGTAGCGCCCGAAAAAGGCGGTCAAGGTGGGGTTTCGCTGGCCAGTAGCCTTACCAAGCAAGAGAAACTCATAGCAGCAGCATTAGGTATTTCACCAAAAGAGTACGCTAGAAACAAAGGTAAAAAATAGAACCTTACCTGCTCCCGTAAGGGAGTTTTTTAATTGCCTTTTATTTTATATGTGAGGTGAACAAAAATGGCACTAACCGCAAAAAGGACTACTATGGGCTTTGAATTGGTCCGCAATATTGCCGGATTCCCGGCCAATCCCGTACCTTATGAGTTAACGCCTAGTACCGCGTTTAAGAAAGGCGACCTCGTTGTCTTTTCAGCCGGCAAAGTAGCGCAGGCGACTTCGGCCAGCGTGGATAATATCCTGGGCGTTATGGCCGAAACCATAACCGCTGACGCTACCGCCGTTACCAAAGGGCTTGTTTACGACAATCCTTTTAACGTCTACCGGGTAACCTTTAAAGACCATAAAGACGGCACTGCTACTGGTGGCTCTACTACTACACTTATTGACACTAACCTCGCTACCAGCAGTAACGACGTTTGGAATGGCGCTTTACTTTATATATATGACGGCGCAGGCAAAGGCAGTGTTCGTACCGTGTCTGACTATGATGGTGCGACAGATACATTGACTGTTGTTGATCCATTCCCGGAAGCAATCGACACTACCAGCAAGTACATCTTGCTTGGCAGCGGCGCTGCTGCCGGCGATGTAATCAACGTTGGCACTGCTGGCATTGTGCTGAAAGACTGTCGCAGTGTAGACGCGAACGCCAATACTTTAGATAACGGCGCCCTGGTAGGCCCGCTGGCCTGTGTTGCTATCTACCCGGAAGACTTGATGATGGACGTTATCATCAAAAACCACTTGTTCAAATAGACCCGCCAGGGTTTATTAATTGCTTTAAAACTTTATGCGAGGTGAATAAAAAATGTTGGTATCTGACAACTGGGCAGAACTATTACTGCCGGGACTGCGGACTATTTTCAATAAACACATGAAGAAGAAAAGGGACTATCTCCCCGTTATTTATAATGTGGAGAAATCCAATAAAGCACAAGAGTTTAACCTTGGCACCGGCGGACTGGGGCTTATGGAAGAATGGAACTCTTCCGGGCGGCAAGTGGCCTATGAAGATATTCATAAAGGCTTCAAGGCTACTTACACCCATAAGAAATACTCGAAGGGCTTAGAGATTGAGCGAGAACTGCTGGACGATGATCTATATGCGGAAATTAAAAAG